GCGAGGGAGGCGCTATAGGTGACCGATGAGCACCTACGTTCACTCGGGCGACGCGGGAGATTTGATCCACTCCCTTCCAACCATCCGAGCACTTGGCGGCGGGACACTATTCCTTGCGCGTGCTGAGTTCACCAGGGTCAAGTGTGATCAGGCGATGGTGGACAACATCAAGCCTCTCCTGTTGGCCACTGGCTACGTGAAAGACGTGAAGCTGCATCACGGCCAAGCCTGTAAATACGATTTGGACTCATGGCGCTACCAAGCGTCGCTTTACCAGAACCCGTTCATGCCGTTGCAGGAGAGGTATGCGAGAAGCTTTGGGTTTGGGCCGGAGATTCTGACGGAGCCGTGGTTGCCAAAGGAGAAGGTGTTTAACTGTCCATCGGTGATCCTATCCAGGACGTTGAGGCGGCACAATCCAAGGTTTCCATGGCCGAAAATCGTTGAAAGGTACGCCGGTAAAAGCGCGTTTATTGGATTCAGTGATGAGTATGACGATCTTTTACGAGGAATGGAGAACGAGATTCCGTTCATTCCATGTCCGAACATTCATTACGCGGCAAAGTACATCGGGAATGCCAAACTCTTCATCGGCAACCAGGGCGCCTTGGAAGCCATTGCGGAAGGGTTGAAGATGCCAAAGATCGTGGAAGTGGACCTGTCCTCGCCGTTGACGATGATCCAGAGGCCGGGAGCGCAGTACGTGTGCGGGGATCATTTGGAGTTGCCTGAGGTATGAATCCAAACCAAAAATCAAAGGTGTCCAAGCTTAGAAAGAAGCGCGACATGGCGCTGGTAGATGCTGAAATCGAGCGAAGGATTGGACGATCTGACGATTCGCCTATGAGGCGTGCATTGGAAGCCGCAATAGCAATCGACAAAGCGAAAGGCTACTATTGACCGTATTCATTGTTGCATTGTGCACTGGATTTTGCGTGGGCTATTACGCTGGCGAGATGAACCGATGATCACATACCTTTATTTCTATCTTTTCATCGGATTCGTTCTTGGAATGGTATCGCCATTCTTCTTTTTCCATCATTCTTGCGAGAAGAAGTGGATCGATCTCACGATTTCGGAAGTGGTGACTGTGATCCTCCTTTTTGTGCCGTTCTGGCCACTGCTGCTAATCTTTATTGCTGCTGAAAGCTTAGAGGACGATCAATGATCTCCCTCCCCAAAGTAACCCTGCTCACCCTGGACACGACCTCGAACGTGATGAAGTCGATCCTGGCGCTGTGCTGGTCGAAGCGCTGTGTCGAGTTCGGAGCGGTGGTGTGCGTGACCGACCTTGAGGCAAACAAAGGGATCGAGGCCAAGTGCCATCGGAACGGTATCATCCCGGTGAACCACAAGCACAAGCCTCGACGGCTGGACTACGAAATTGACCAATTGACCCGATTGCCTGAATGGTTCGATACGCAGTTCGTTTTGTTCCAGGAACACGATGCCTGTGTTGTGGCACGGGCAGCGTGGAGGAAGGAGTTCCTGGAGTACGACTACATCGGGGCTCCATGGCCAGAGCAGCACAACCAGGTTGGGAATGGAGGGTTCTCGATACGATCAAAGCTCTGGTGCCAGGCAGTGGCGGCGCAGACGAACGTGATGGACCCGGCAGTGAAGGTGAGCGATTATTACGCGTGCATCACCCTTGGACAGAAGCTGAGGCAGAACGGATTCAAGATCGCACCGGCGAATGTTGCGGAGAGGTTCAGTTGCGAACACGCCGTTTACTCTGGACAGTTCGGATATCACGGGGCGCTGACAAAGAAGATGAATGGCTGGAACTTTGATGGAACCGAATGGATGATAAGATGATCGAGCTTGCTGCCAAAATCTACATCATTGAACGCTTGATTGGAGCAGTGATTCTGGTCATCGCCATTATCTACGTGTTTGTTCATTGGAAACGGAATAAAGAATGAAGCCGACATGGAAAAAGACATACGGAAAGAAGGCCGGTAAAGGCCACGCCTTTCACATCAGCGAGAAGATCAAGGATCCTGAGGTAAAACTGATTGGCGCTGGCTTTGGAGTGCTTATTCGACGGGAAACGGTCCGGCATGATTCATCCAGCGAGGAGGCGTTCTCAGCGTGAAAATCTCTAGGCAACTCAAATGGCAGTTGGATAGAATCTCTCGCGGATTGTGTAGGCAATGCGCTGATGGAAAGATTGAGAACTACAAGGGCCTTTGCAACTCATGTGCCTTAAAGATGAGAGAGTACCACCGAAAGCCTGGGCAAAAAAAATACGTTCCAGGAGGACTCGGTAGGCCGCCGATAGTGCAATGAAAACCGTCATCTTCATCAAATCGTATCGGAAGGACTTTCCATGGCTGGCGTACTGCCTCCGGTCGATCAAGAAGTTCTGCTCCGGGTATGAAGGCGTGGTGCTGTGCGTTCCTCATGGCGACCGTGCTGCTGTTCCGTTTGGCGGTGTGGACGACATGATCGTCATCGAGACGGCGGACAAGCAGCAGAAGGACGGGTACCTCTACCAGCAGGTCGTGAAGATTTGCGCTGATTTGTTCTGTCCTGGGATGACGCATATTCTCTACGTGGACTCAGACAACTGCTTCAACACGTCGAATACCCCTGAGAGTTGGTTGAAGGATGGCAAACCGATCATCTGGTACACTCCTTATTCGGCCCTTGTGGTGGATGGGAAGGCTCAGACGCCGTGGCAACCGATCACCGAGAAAGCTCTCGGGATGAAGATCGAGTTCGAGTGCATGAGGCGGTTCCCGATCATGAGTACACCGGAGGCGCTCCGTGGATTGCGGGAGCACATCGAAAAGGTGCATCACATGCCATTCGCTGATTACGTCCTGAGCCAACCGAGGGGCCAGTTTTCCGAGTTCAACGCACTTGGGGCCTACTGCATGGCCAAGATGAGCGACAAATTCACTTTTATCAACACGTTGGAGTACCTGCCCAAAGCGTTGTTGAATCAGCACTGGAGTTGGGGCGGGTTGACGGACAAGATCAAGGCGGAACTGGAGGCGATACTCAAATGAAGATCCTCCCGAATGGAATAGCGGTTATCGACGGAGATGAAGGAATCAGCAAGTGGATCGAGAAGCATGGCCGGTTGGATCATGACCAGTGGCTGCTCAAGCGCGTGCTGCCATACATCCCGGAGGGTGGCGTCGTTGTGGATGGTGGGGCGTTCATCGGGGATCACACGGTGGCGTATGCAGCGAAGGTTGGATTGACTGGGACTGTCCATGCGATGGAGCCGAATCCGATTGCGTTTGAGTGTCTCAAACACAACACTAAAAACCTGCCTCAGGTTAAGCGATACGGAGAGGCGCTGACCCATCACGAATCGACAGTTTGGATCGAGCCGAATCCAAATTCCGGGGCAACAAGGATCACGTTAAAGCAGGATCCTTTTGCGACCAGTCGAGGTGGAGAGCCTTTGGATAGGTATCAGCTTGAGACGGTTCATTTCATCAAGCTCGACCTGGAGGGATTTGAATGCGAGGCGCTGCTTGGGGCCTGGGAGACAATCAAACGTTGCCGTCCTGTGATGCTGATCGAGGTCAACGAAGGAGCGTTGGAGGCTGCCGGATCATCTTCTGACGAACTCCTCGGGCTGCTCACCGTTCTACGGTATTCATTCGACAACATCCTGAATGAGCCAATGACCGGACCTCAGTTCGATATCCTCTGCAAACCCCTGTGACCAACAACACCCTAATCGTCGTAATGGCCCATAAAGAGGCTCAGGAGACGTTTGACAGGCATCTGCCATACTGGGAGGCCCACGGCAGTCCAATCGTTGTCTGGTGCCCTTCTACGGCTTTGGTGAAGACATCCCACGAACAGCTTGGGTTTGGAACACCCAGTCATCACGATGCTGAGGCGAACAGGCGATTCAAGGCGATGTGCCGGATGTGCCTGTCAAAGACGGAGTACGATCGGTTCGTTATCTTTGAGTACGATGCGATCTGCGTCCGGAAGGATTTTCCTTGGGGAACAGATCCTCTGGAGATCCGTGGGTCATGGTTCCACGACAAGTACAAGACCTGTGGAGGGACCGGATGGCGTGGGCATTGGTTCTGCCATCCTCCGTTCCTGATTCACCGGCCAGCCATGGAGAAGATCGTTTCGAGACAGGAAACATTTCCAGATGATATTGAGGCCGGGAACTGGGATCGGATGTTCGGGACGGCTGCGGAAGAGGAGGGGCTTGGGATGTACAACCTCAGGTCAACTGTTCCTCCGGTTGCGTACACCGCCAACTCGTTCGAGCACGGGTATTACCATGAGGCGCTCGCCTATGCCAAGAGCGGGGCGTACATGTTCCACGGCATCAAGACTCCGTACCAACTGGACAGCATCCTCAACGCGATGGGTGAAGCCGTATGATCTCATACGTCAACCATTTCCATCTTGGGGACTGCTTCTGGCATTGCCTGTGGCTACGGAAGGCAGCGAAGTTCATTCCCCAGAGTGAAGTGCTTTTCTACTGCAACCTGGATTATCACATGCAGCTTGCGCCGGTGCTCTATGGGACCAAGGTGGCACTCGTCAGAACCGAGAACCATCCACCGGACGCCATCAATTGCTGGATTGGTGACGGACCTCAAGGGATTGGATGGAGTTCAACCGATCTGCGGTTCGATGTGATCGCCTTCCTGATTCGGTGGTTCGAATTCCAATCAAAACAGGCTGGCATTCCGGTGGTGTTTAAGGATAGGACGGACTTTCTGTGTGATTATCCGTCTCTGCTCTATCCGCTATGGACGGGCGGTACTATCGACTGGCTGGTGCTGAATTCCACTCCGATGAGCAGCCAATTCCAGTGGGATGAATCGGCTATGAACAGGGTGATAATGCGCATGTCGGCTGCTGGGCACACTGTGGTATGCACGTCGATGACGGATGCGCATGTTCCATGCACGCGAAAGCTTGGATACTCGATTACGGACATCGGCTCTCTTTCTCTCATGGCGAAATCGATCATCGCCGTAGCCAATGGTCCTGTATGGCCAACGTTCAACATCTGGAACCAGAGGAAGTTCACCGAGCGAATCATGCTGATCAACGACATTCACGTTGACTACGGGGAGAAGCTCCCACACTTCGGAACCATACCGGCCTGCGAACAATACCTCGAATCGAAAGGATACCTGTGAGCACGTACAAGGAAGCCATCAACCAGGCCATGCTGGAGTTCGCCAAGGACGAGAAGGCGAGATTCATTGGGTACAACGTGAAGTATGGCCTGGCAGGAGGATCGCTGGCAGGAGTGCCAGAGGACAGGTTGATCGAGACTCCGGTTGCTGAGAACCTCATGGTTGGAATGGCAATTGGTCTCTCGCTGCTTGGGTACAAGCCAATGGTCTACTTTGAACGATGCGACTTCGTGACGAATGCCATGGACGCCATCGTGAACCATCTGGATAAGATCGAGACGCTGTCCGATGGGCAGTTCAAGCCTGCTGTCATTCTTAGGATAGTCGTTGGGAACAAGAAAAAGCCGCTGTTCACTGGCGCCACGCACACACAGAATTTTGCAGACGCTCTGAACTTCATGGTTCGCTTTCCGGTGTTTTCGGCCCGCACTCCAGATGATGTGATCGGAGCGTATCGCAATGCCGCGACAAGGAATCAGTCGGCAGCGATTCTGGAGTTCAAAGACCTTTACTGATGCTCCAGATTTTCACCATCGTCCAGAACGGGATGCCATTCATCAAGCATCACCTGCCAGAGTTCTCGAAGCTTTCCTGTCCGTGGCATTGGCACATCGTTGAGGGACCAGCAGCGCCACACGGTTGCACTGGTTGGTGTAAGCCATTTCCTCGGGAGTACCATAGCGGTTTTAGATCAATAGATGGAACCACGGAGTACATCGATTCGATATTGTGCAAGGATATCTCCGTGTCTCGAAAGAATCGATATTGGAGAGGCAAGGTGGAGATGTGCAACGCGCCACTCGGAAAGATTTCAGTTGGCGACGTTCTCCACGAGATTGACGCCGATGAGCTTTGGGCAGCATCACAACTCGAACTGATTCACGACTTGTTCTCGTACGATGGATTTGGTCGTGGTCAATACCTGTGCAAACCGTTTCTCGGCATGGATATAGAACTTCTGTTCGAACCAATGAAGCACGACTGGATCAGAACACATGTTTACCGTGGCGGGCTGTGGCAGAGCCACGAAAACCCAGTCATCCGATGGAACGGAAAGCACATGGAACGTGACATCTCGTCATCGATGGGACTCGTGTTCGATCATCCCGCTTACGTGTTTGAGGAGCAGGTTGCGTTCAAAGAACGATACTACGGTGATCGATCTTTCAAACTGGCCAACTGGCTAAAGCTCCAGTCGAACACGGTGTGGCCGGTTAAACTCGATGAATTTTGGCCAGAGACGGCTGGCCACGACTGGCTGGCAAACAAAACCGAACCTGTCACGATACCAAGATGAAGCAATACTATTCTGAATACGGAGAGGACAAGTGGATCGATGAAAACCTGGTTATGCTTGGTGGTGGACGATACCTGGATATCGGAGCAGCCCACCCATCGAGAGGAAGCAATACAGCATTTCTGCGTGACAAGGACTGGGAAGGAATTTCAGTGGATGCGGATCCGATTTGGCAACAATTCTGGAGACCTGGAAAACTTCTGACAGCCATCGTATCTCCGCATCCAAAGGTTGGATTTGATTTCAATCCTACGGATCCGCAACTCTCCAGAGTTGACTATGCAAAGAAGCATAAGGATGCGATTCCAATCATGCAGCTATGCTCTCCAATCATGCCTGACTTCATCTCCATTGATGTGGAGGGGCACGAGTGCGACGTGATGTCCGGGATCGATTACATGGCTCATGGGCCAAGGGTGATCGTTGCCGAATACAACACCAAAGGAATTGGAGAAGACTTCCGGCTGCGCGATCTCCTTCTATCCAATGGTTACCGCGTTGTCCACCAAACCGTCGCCAACCTCATTTACGTCCGATGAACAACAACAAGTACAGCGACCTCAAGATCGTCCAGTATCCAGAGAAGCTCCAAGCGTTCCGGGAAAACCGGATAACTCCTCCGCTTTACCTGAGGGTTAAGCCAACCAATCGCTGTAATCACGCGTGCCGTTTTTGCACATTTTCTGATGGGACTAAAAGACCATCGGATCATGGACAGGAGGATCATCTCCAGGGCGGGATGCATGGTGAAATGAACGAGCGGGATGTGATACCAACAGAGAAGATGATCGAGATTCTCGATGACTTCAAAGCCATGGGAGTGAAGGCGGTCACGTATTCCGGAGGCGGTGAGCCATTGATCCATCCAGGCATCTGCCGAATCATGGAAAGGACGCTTGAGAATGGAATCGCGCTATCGGCAATCACGAATGGTCAAAGCCTGAACGGGGAAAGGGCGGAGATTTTGAGGCAGGGAAAGTGGGTTCGTGTGAGTATCGACTATACCGATGCTCGAACGATGGCGGATTCAAGAAATGTTTCTCTGTCCTCGTTCGCTGGCGTGATGAAAAACCTGGAATTCTTCGCGACAATTAAGCCCGCGAAGTGCGACCTTGGAGTGAATTACATCGTCACGCGCTACAACTGCACTGGCCTGATCGAATTCTCGAAACTGCTCAAGGGCATTGGGGTTCAGAACATCCGATTCTCTCCCGTCTGGGTGGAAGGTTTCCAGGCATATCACGCTGCGATCAAAGAGAGCGTTGAGGCCCAACTCCAGGAGATAACGTCACTCTGTGACAGCACCTTCTCCGTCAACTCGACGTACAAGCTCGACGACAACTCCAAGAAGCTGGAGCGTCCATTCAAGCGGTGCCTCTACTCGACGACCGTGCCGGTCATCGGGGCGGACCAATGCGTTTATGCCTGCACCGATACGGCCTATACGGAGCACGGCAAGCTTGGTTCCCTGGCTGACAAACGGTTCATCGACTTCTGGGGATCACCGGAGCACATTAAGAAGTGGAAGGATTTGGACCCTTCAAAGGTGTGCCGCCATGAGTGCAAGGCTCACCGCAAGATTGATTTTTTTGAACAGTTGGTGGATATGCACGAGGATCCATTCGTATGAAACACACACCCGAAAGTCTGATGGCGTTTGAGAAGCGCGTAGCCGATCTGTTCGAGACCGGTGACCTGCCGTTCCTAATGCATCTCAGCGGAGGGAATGAGCAGGCGTTGATCGACCTATTCACGTTCGTGAGTCCAGGAGATTGGGTCTTGTCGAACCACCGTAGCCACTACCATTACGTGCTGACTGGCGGGAGTGAGGCAATGCTTGAAGGCAAGATCAGGACTGGGAAGAGCATGTTCGTCTTCGACAGTGAGATCAATTTCATGTCCTCCTCGGTCCTTGGAGGGATGTGCGGGATTGCTGCCGGATTAGCACTTGGCCTCAAGGACACCGGCAAATCTGTCTGGTGCTTCGTTGGTGATGGCGCCGAAGACAATGGGCATCTCTATGAGGCTGTGAAGCACGTACAGTCCCAAAAGCTTCCGTGCAAGTTCATCATCGAGGACAACGATAGGAGCTGCGGAGTCTCAAAGGACCAACGCGGATCGGACTACGTAATGCGCTGGCCAAGCTGTGTGATGCGCATCGGTTACGCTCCAACCTGGCCACACGCTGGTACCGGTACTCCTACCAAGGTTGTGTTCAACAAGGATGTGGTAAACCGATTTGCACGATGAGAATCCTGACGTTTCACGAAGATTACGATGGTGGCGATTCTGCGGAGGATAGCCAGATGATGATCAACCTTTGGAAGAGGCAGTGGAAAAAGGCTGGGTTCCTGCCTCGCGTGCTCAGCTTGGATGATGTCTGCTACCACAGGCAGTTTGGACCGCTGTCAAAGAAGGCCGATCAATGGCCATCAGTGAACAATAAGCTCTACGAGTATTACTGCTTCATCCGATGGTGCTGCTCCCACATTCTGGTTCCAGGGGAGATTGTCCTGTTTGCGGACTACGACGTGTTTCCAAACGCAGGGTTTGACTTTACTCCGAGACAGGTCACAGCCGACTTCGGTACGCATGGCCTCATCTGCGGTCATCACGACGGTGGTCCTGGGATCTGGGCTGCGGACGCTGCCGGATTGAATCACCTTGTCCAATGCATGGTGAACTACGAGATCGAGGATAGCGACCGGCATCCACTTGAGGATCTCGTCAACGGAGTGCCAAACATCCAAGACATGCACATTCTGAGGAAGCGTGCGAAGTGCCATCGGCTCAACTGGGTGAGGAACTACAAAGATCCTTTAGACGGTCCAGGAGAGTGGGAAAGATCGCCGTGCTTTCATTTGGCAAACAACTTCAGGCAGAAGAGTTGGATGCCAAAATGGCTTGAGGCAACGCTTGTTCTCGGACTCCAGTTCGATCCCGCCGTTCCAGTTTAAGGTTGATTGCCTGC